GCATGACGGTCACACGCCACGTACATTGCCAAACCACGTTTGAATTTTACACGCGATTTTATAATTACCCTATTTTATTGTGGTGCCGTGAGATTAGCGAGCCCACATTTAGTTTAATTCAATATTATTTTAGAGTGCTCCGTGAGACTAGCGTGAGCCTCGACTTTGATATCTGACTTACTTTAGTACACGTTTATTATTTTGGGACGGAACCAACCGGTTAATCCAGGAGGGCCTGGTAGTACCCAATTTAGTGTTAGTGTTAGGATTTATAGTTGCACAAGTCTTTTGTCGAACACCATAGCAATACAGTTAATACCAGCTATGGCAGTGACACTCCCCCCTTTGACCATTGAAAATATCTTTCTCGGACAACCCATTTGGACTTCTCTGACCGATCTCATTGACTTTCTGCACCGACATACTAGTGTGTTTCATGCTAATATGAGAGTGTTTGAGGAAGATGATGTGACAGGTCAATATCGCATTTCGATGCGGTATGTTGGACAGGAACTTACCCGGATTCAGAACCACGTTCTCAATAATGACTTGAGAGGCCTTGCCTATCTTGAGCTTTTGGGAACTATGATTGGAAATATGGATGACCTCCATTTTTACCTTCATGATCGAACACAGGACCACGTTTTGTTGCGAATCCCTTCCTTCCAAACACTCGCTGAGCTTTATGACGTGCAAACTAATTTAGTTCAAAAAGCTGTTTGGTTAGCGTTGGCAGTCGCAGCTGCTGAAGCCCCAATGACCTCTATGCCGTATTCAATTTCTCTGTATGACGAACCGTATACTCCTTTGGAGCATGCGATGACTGTATTTGAGAACGATGAAGTTAAGATCGAAGCGGAAGGAGGAGACTTTATTCTTACTGTAGCGCAAGCCCGATTTCGATTGGTTATTGACGCTATATCGAATGCTTACGACGACGTTATGTTTGAGGGCGAATTCACTGATGTGATGTACCCCTCGATTCATAATGCTGGCCAATTCTTCACTTGGAGTGTGCCCTACCAGTGGGCGGAACCAGCTTGGATGGAACAATTCGTAGACAAAGAAGAGGAAACTCCTTTTTGTGGCTGTTACCGTCGGACGGAGAATGTGAAGGCTATGGTCGATGCACTTATCGAATGGAAAACAACTGGCTACTGCACATCACAGTCAATCAACTCTGTGTGTGAGGAGTGCGGAAAGGATCTATGCCAAGTGTATCGTCTTGTCGAAGGGCGAATGTGGACAATGCTGTCCTTCATTATGAACAATAAACCACATGAAGGAGGATCGGCAGGCGCGATGAGATACAAGCGTCCCCGTCTGGAAGAACTAATCAGACGTAAATTTAATAAGTTCAGTCACAAAGAGGAAGCTGAGGACTCTTCATGCCGCAATGCTCCGAAAGTTACTCCGCGTGAACTTCATGGGTTAGTTGACTTTACCCATCGTCTCAATGATGACGATAAAAAGTTAGTACAAGGATTTATTGATCAAGTAAAATCGATCTCAGAATCCACATCGACATCATTCACTGACGTAACCCAGTCAGTGGTCAAGTCTCTCAAAGATTTGGTCGCATATTCACTCAAGGAAGTTGCTTTGTTCTTCGGAATTATGGCAATTGTGTGGATTGCGTGGAGAGCTGGTTGGCCCTCAGTGGCTATTCTTGGCGCGATCGTAGCGATTGGCGTCGCTCTTCGAGCGGAAATCTTGAAACTTGCACAGTGGGTTGTTGCGAAGCTCTTCCCAGATGAAGAAAATCAGCTCTGGGAACAATTTGAGGAGCAAACGAAGGCAGCTGAGTCTCTTGAAACTCAGTACGACGATCTACGCCGAGCGTATAATGATTGGATCCACAACCATAAAGCGGGTCCCTCGCGTATGCTCCACGCTGACATAGATTTCACCAATATTGGGATGGTCTTAGCATTTGGAGCTGCCTCCTTCGCAACTATAAAATATCTTCCATCAGATCATGAGACAATGAACTTCATGAAGAAGCTTAATGTCCTTCCGAAAGCCACTAGAGGATTTGCTGACTTAATTGTCCAATTCCAGAGCTCATTTGACTGGATCGTAAAATTCGTGAAGGTTAAAGTCCTAGGTCAACGACCAGTGGACGGTGGTCTATCGGAGGTCAGTGAGTGGCTTCTTGAAGTAGAGCAAGCATTCTCTGAGGAGAATATGAAGAAGATTCCAGTGGAGTCGGATAGAGCGGAGAAAGCAATAGAACTGTATTTCCGTGGCTATCGTCTGGAACGGGAGAAACACACCTTCTCTCGCGAGGCTCAAGCAAAGCTCGCTCTTGGACAACGGGCGTCGGTTAAGCTTTACGACGCTGGTATTAACTCACCGAAGTTTACCAATCGTTCTCGTCCTCGCCCCCCCTGTCTCCTCCTTCGAGGTGGAACAGCGTTGGGAAAGACCGCCATTGTAGAACTGCTTGCTAGTTCCGTACTGGTGAAGAGCCTCGGAGTTACTCCTAAGGAAATCCGGGATAATGGTCTAGGCAACTATTTGTATTCAAGAAATGCATCACAAGAGTTTTGGGATGGTTTTCAAACTAAAGGACACAAGATCGTCCTTTACGATGATTTCGCGCAGTTGCGTGATTCAACGTCTAATCCCAACCCTGAATGGCATGAATTGATACATGGAGTGAATGGATTCGTGTATAATCTCCATATGGCGGAACTTGGCCAAAAAGCTAACACTACGTTGGAGGCTAACATGTTTATGCTCACTTCAAACATCCAACGGCTTAGTTGCCCTTCTCTGACAGATCATTCTGCTGTCAGTTCTCGTCTGAGTCATATCTATCGGTGTGACATTTTGCCCGAGTTCAAGATTCGTGGCCCTGATGGGAAGATGCGCCTCGATGCCCAAAAAGCTCGAGAAGCGTGTGGGAAGGCATTAAATTTGGATGTGTATCGGTTCTATCGCCAATATGTCGATGACACAGGCGCCTTTGTTGACTACCGTGAGCCTGCAATAACTTATCATGAGTTGAAGCAGACGATGATCGACGCAGTCACAGAGACGTTGGAAGATCGTGTCGACATGAATGAATTTCGTGACCAGTATCTGAATGAGTTGGCTGAGGAACATCAGGAGGTGCAGGAATTGCGCCGAGAACTTCACGGTCTCGCATGGCCTTTGACAAAAGGAATTAAATGCGATGAGTGTGGTGAGTTCTTGTTCCCAGGGGATAAGCCTGAGTGGCGATTGCGTTCTCCGTGGAGAGGTAAGACAATATGTGCTCAGCATGACTTCTATCAGGAAGCTATAGCTGATGACACAATTATGGTCCGGGAACAAATGCAGACCGCAGCGGCGAAGATTCGCACATGGAAGAATCAGATGATGTATTATGTGAACAATCACACCGGCGTGCGAATAGCACTTGCTCTTGCAGCAGTGCTTGCTGTGTTTGCAGGTGTGTATTCTATTCTACATTATGCAGCGAAGAAAGTTCAGAAGAAGTTGACGACACAAATTGTTGAATTGGTTTTGAGTGATCCGGAGACAGGTGAACAACTTGAATGTAAGGATCTAGCGAGTTTCCTTCAATTTTCCGCATTCCTTCAGGTTTGTGGTGAAGCAGAAGGCCTATCAAACAAAACCATTCTTAACGTATTAGCACCGACGGAGCAGAAGGCGATAGAGATTGTGAAAGAACAATTGGAGTCACCTAACGCTCGTTGCATGACACTTTCAAGTCGTGCGCTCACTGGTTTCATCTCGATGAGTCCCGTAGAGTGGTGTGAGAAAGCGGGTCTGGTATGCCCTACAATTACCTATGACAGAGACACACATTCTGGATCACCCGGATCTCGAATACTCCACAACAAGCGTCATAACATGAAGACGAAAGGTGGACGATACCTCCATGCTCTAAGTGGCTCAGACCTCTGGAGCGCTATATATCAATGCGGAAGTACCGATATTCTCGACAATTATACCGTGTCGATTGGAGGGAAGGACGTTCAGGCGATCCACCTGAGAGACGAACAAGATCTCGTTCTGGAGACCGTCGATGAAGAGTGGGTGGTTGATCGCCCTCGCGACGTTCATTCACAAGAGTGTGAAAATCTATCAGTGAAAGTGAGACGTAATATGGTGGTTTTTGGATTTCAAAGAGGCAATGATAAGCGCGAATTAGGTTGCATGACCTTTGTTCGTGGTTCGATTGTGATGATTCCATACCACTTCATAATAATGATTCGGAACCTACCAGAGGATACCCAGTTTTTCTATCGAAATTTCGGCCAAATGACACAACAGTTCATACCGCGGAAGTGGGTGATGGATGGTGTGCGCGTTGGACTCAAGGTTGAGAAAGACGCGTGGTTGTTCGATGCCCATTTGGACAGTCACAAGAAAGATTTAGTGAAGGTTTTTATAACACAACCTGACCTGGAGAAACTCTATGATTGTCGGTCGCGACTTGTAACTCGCGAGGCCCAGTTCTACGCAGAGTATCCAACTATTCTGTGTAAAGAGGGCCGTGTCAAGTACATGTCTCAAACTCGCCCACCAGCAATGGCGAAGGATCCACTCACGCTTGAGCCAATCGAGCCAGTAGAATTGATGACATGCTTGTATTCTAGCGACATTATTTCAACTCCAGGACAGTGTGGGGGAATTTTGATTGCTGACAACACACGAATACAAGGGAAATTGGCTGGAATGCTTTCCATTGGTGACACACATTCATTCACTGAATATACCCCGATTTATCGGGAAGAATTGGAAGCAGCACTGGAGAAGTTCAGAGGCTTGCACGCCTTTCTCGAGATGGCAGAACCTGAAACAGTGGTTGATACCGAGAAGGAGCTTCCAATTGTTGGAAAGTTTTATATTGAGGGAGAAACAACACCCTCATTCCAGCAAATGAAGACTGCGCTGATACCGACAGAAATCCATGGGATGGTAATGCCAAACGATGTGGCGCCTTCCCTCCTTCACCGAACATTTGACCAAGACGATCCAATGTACAAAGGACTTGCAAAGTGTGCTCAACCCCGCCCGTATATAGAAGAATGGGTTTTGAAGGCGGCGACAGAGAATGTGAAGCGTAAGCTCTTTCAAGAGCATCACGCTAAACGTAGTGATCTGGCGCGCCTTTACACCTATGAAGAGAGTGTGCGGGGCGTGGAAGGAGAGGAGTTTGTGGATGCGATAAACCGCAACTCTTCCCCAGGACACCCGTGGCAGCATGATCAGCCACGAGGTATGAAAGGAAAGCACCATTGGTTTGGCCATGATGATGACTTTAAGTTTGGTAGTCCTGAAAATGAGAGCGTTCGACGGAGTGTTGAGAAGATGATCTCTTTAGCACGCGAGGGAAAGCGTGGAGAGGTAATTTTCATAGACACACTGAAGGATGAGCTCCGGGGTCTTGATGAGGCTGGAAAAGTTAAGAAGACTAGGGTTTTCTCCGCTGCGCCGATGCATTTCACAATCTTTGCGCGCATGTATTGTCTGGGCTTCATTGCCTTTATTCAGAGAAATCGCATTCATAATGGCATCGCCGTGGGTATTAATCCCTTTTCTCCGGATTGGGATATTCTGGCGAAGCGTATGAAGCGACACCCGCATGTGATCGCGGGCGACTTTAGTGACTTCGACGGTTCCATTTCTCAGCAAGTGATGAATGCTTGTTTCGATATCATTAACGATTGGTATGATGACGGCGACGAGAACCGACTCGTCAGGAGAGTGATTTGTGCGATTATCGCGCAGTCTCAACATCTCCTGGATGGTGTGGTTTACCAATGGGATCACTCCCAGCCATCCGGTCAGCCGTTTACGGCCTTGATTAACTCAATCGTTAATCTTATCGTTATGGAAATCGCTTGGATTACCGAAACCGGTCTTCCTCTTCAACAGTTCGACGAGAGTGTTAATGTTATCACCTATGGTGATGACAACGTGCTTTGTCTCGACGAAAATGCGATTAAGGTTTTTCATCAAGGAATTATGACGCAAGGACTAGCTAAATTAGGAATGACGTACACCGATGAGCAGAAGACTGGCATTACATCAAGCCGGTCGCTCGAAGAAGTGGAGTTTCTTAAACGGAGCTTCCGCTGGAGCGAGAGTATGCAGAGATGGGTTGCACCAATCCGCCTCGCTTCTATTGCAAAGATGTTGAATTGGCAGCACAAGACCGCAGATGATGGCGGTGTGCTGGCTGATGAGATTTCTTGTGCACTTCGAGAGTTGTCATTGCACGGTGCCGAAGTTCACGATCGGTATCGGAAGATAATTTATGACGTGACCCCTCACCGTATACTCGAGCGAGTGAAGGCGGAGCCGACAATCGAGAGTTGGGAGTTGTATTGGCGCTTTACGCAGTATGAAGGCGTCAGATACTTCCACGCAGGCGGAGATCCCGTCCCTGGAGCAGCGACTACAGAATCGCCAGGACCTTTGGGGGATGGGGGCACTATGGATAATATCCCAACCGAGCCAGACCAGGCTCGCGCTAGTGCTCGACCCGCTGATGTGACGCGCCCAATGACATCTGAGACTCCAGAAGACATCACTGGTGGTCAGATATTGACGACCCGAATGGGACAGGAATCAACCGTGTTCCATTACCAGAAAGACCCACCGAGCTTTGAGTACATTGAAAAAGCGACATTTGATTCAAAGTTCCAAGAGATGCTAAACACCAGCGTCCGGGACTACGAAGATAATGAGATTACGAATTTCATGAGAACACCAGTGAAGTTCGCATCTGTTGTGTGGAATACGTCGACAGCTGCGCTGATGCAATTCAAAGCGCCTTCATTTGTGGGGAACAATCTTGACTCGACCCGAATTTTCAAATTAGATTATCCAAGCCAGATCGTTGCGACACCAGGGGCCCATCGGAAGATGGCAAACATGACAGAGTTTAGAGGTAACCTGAAGGTTCGAATTGTAATGAATGCACAACCATTTCAGTGTGGTTCGTTGTATGTCACAGCAATTCCCCTTCCAGATCTTATGGCCAATCGTCAAACGACTATGACGAGTGGGACGATGACATCATGGACCTCACAACCAGGGTTCACAATTGTCCCCAAAGCCGGCCATTCAACCTACGATTTTCTCCTCCGCCCTGTTGGCCCTTATCTGTTTTTCGACTTAACTCGAATGGCCTATTCTGATTGGTTCTCGTTCTATCTTAATTGTTTGACACCACTGCAAGATCCACAGGGAACTGGGAAAGTGGAGATTTCGATCTTCGTTTGGTTTGAGAGCATAACGCTCAAATTCCGAACTGGTCTTCCTCTCCACATCCCTATTACTGCTCCTGCCCGTCGTTTCCAACAAGATCAGAAAGACGAGCAGCGGACGAGTCGCCGTGCACTTCATGCCGGCGGCGAAGCCGACCAACAGCAGCAGCAGGGATCTATCTCTGGCATTGCGCAAACGATTCAGTCCGTCACTCCACTTCTTTCCCTTATTCCAGGGGTGGGAGAATTTGCACCTGTTGTTAACAGCGTTGCTGGTAGTGTTGGAGGAATTGCGAAGGCGTTAGGTTACTCGAAGCCAACTTCATCGGCACCGACGACCCGCGCTCAGCTCTTTCAAGGATCATCTGTGCTGGCTTGTGATGGTGACTTTCTTGGTCACACACTCGCTGCCATTGAGAAGAATGCATTGGATCCAGGCCAGATCACCGGCCCAGGAGTAGACGAGATGCACATTAAGAGCTTGGCATCACAACATGCATATTGGGACACCTTTGCACTTTCTGACACCATGGGACCTGATTCACAATTGATGTTCCAAGAAGTCCGTCCGGGCCTCTTTTGGGACAATGGGACAATAGCAGATACTTTCATCGCTTCCCCTATTCCATTATGCGCAGCGATGTTTCCATTTGCACTGTGGAATGGTGATATAAAATTCACCTTTGAAGCAGTGTGTACGGATTATCACAGTGCATCCCTTGAGATCATCTTCATTCCGGGTTATTTTGGAGATCTAGACGCCCACATCGACCCCGACATGTGCTATCGACAAATTTGGAATATCCGAGACTCGCGGCTCTGCGAATTTGTGTGTCCCTTTGTGGCTAACCGACAGTGGTTGAGAAATCGATCATTGTTAGAGGCAGCAGAGGACTGGGGTGAGGGTGCTGAGTCCTACAACTTTAACTCTGCGTCCGGGACGCTGTGGGTTGTAGTTCTCAACACTCTTACTGTGACGGCTGTCGTTTCCCCAAACATTAACATCCTAGTTTCAGTTACCCCGTGTGACAACTTCTCTTGGGGAGTTGTCCAATATCCCGAAGCTACCCCTTGGTTTAATGATTATCATCCCGCTCCATCACGAGAACTCCACGGTTATGTCTTCGAGGAGACTGGCCGACAACGAACTAATACTCTCACGCTTGTGGGGGATATGTCTCGTCCGTCTTCGTCCAATTTGGCAACAACTGTTGGTGAAACAATAACATCGTTTCGCCAACTAGTTAAGAGGATGAGTTTTGTTTATCAGGACGTGGCAGGAGTTGATTTCGACTCCGAGATCATTCTAGTACAACCAAACACACCCCCTTACGCCAATATGAACGGAGCTACGAATGACGAGAGGTATTTCTCATGGCTTCGCTATGTCGAGTGCTTCTACGCCTTCCGGCGCGGTGGCACGAGACTTCAAATGTGGGCACAAAACATCCACTTCACACAAGATATTAGTTCGACCGGACCCTTCACCACTATTAATCGTTCTGTTCCTTTCCTTCATTTTCATCCCCAAAATTATCTATCAGATTCAGAGGTTATGTATAAAGGTTTTGCTGCAACAACGAGAGAGGGATCCCGTACAACAACGGGGGATTGGTTTGGCCAATCGGCTGGCTTACAACCGGTCGTTATGGACATAGAAGGACTCGCTAACATCGAAGTCCCTATGTATTCCATGAGCCACGTCCTCTGTAATGAATGGATGATCCCAGGTGATAATCAAGTTGCGAATGGTAATGCTGGTGGCGCCCAAATTGACTTCTACATTCCAGAAAATCAAGTTGTCGTGACCAATGTCACCCGCACACCAGAGAAATATGTGCCTTTTCAGGTAAATATTCAAGTGGCGGGTCGCGATGACTTTGAGTGTATGGTCTATGCAGGTGTCCCCGTATTCCAAGCGACTAGGCAGCGACTGATCCATCGAGTCGTGTCCAGTGCGCAATCGCAACAAAGTGACCGTCCGCGGCAGAAATATGTGCCGCGTTGGCCCCGAGCGGAAGAGATAACTTCACAACCGCAGAGCAATAAGTCCGAGACGTCGAGCTCCTACGCGAGTAGTCGAGCCCCTCGGCCTGTGCAACCACAAGCACAGCAAAGACTCCCCAGTCGGGAGCACCAGGTGCGCCTGCGTCGTATGACGCCGAATCACGGCAAACCTTGGTTGGATGTGACTCGTTGGCCTAAAGACCAACCTGAAAGTGGACCAGTCACAACCTACATTGATGAGGATACAGACTAAACTGTAGATGAATCACATGTAGTAAATTCACTCTTTTAATAATCTTGATATTGTATTAATCGTAACTTATCCTAACAATTTATTAGTATTTTACAGAAATTTCCTATTTTATATTTATTTATCCACAAACTTAAATAATCATAAAAACGTTATAACGAGCACGTAGTCTCGAATTATTAATCTACATATTTTATATTATATTTATAG